GATTTGACATTGCATCTAACATTCTCCACTCATCTAATTCTTCTTTAGTTGGCTTTAATTGTTCGTTTGAATATCCTTTTTTACGCCCAGCTTGATGCCAGTCAGATTGCACCTCCTCTACGAATAGAGTTTTCTTACCGTCTATTACGCGGTCATTAACTCGTATATGGGCTAGGATATTTGGTTGGTCAAAGTGGCTAGATTTAAACTCAGCCTTTTTATCTACTTTGCCAGCAACGCGGATAATCTCATCCTGTAAAATTTCTTCAGCAAACTCCATTGAATCAACTCGATTAACCTCTTTGCCGTCAACCATAATTGCAAATGGATACTCAGCATCTTTACCATCTTTAACTATTGACCCAGTAGGCCTTGCAGTTTCTTTTGTTGGTAAAGTCAATAAGATTTCGCGATAGTTCTCACCGCCTGGTAGGGTGTACTTAGAGAACTTAGTGCTAGGCATTTCGCCCTTAATAATATCTTTTAATACTGTATATGCAAAATCATCATCATTTTGCAGCTCTGGGAATTTTCTAGTAAGAGCTTCGTATGCTACTGCGTCATTAGATAAATCAAGATAAATGCGCTCAAAATCATCGCCTTCATTTTGTTTAATTACATCCATTACCTGTGGTAACGCGTATTTACTTTTATCGTTTATAGCATTGCTACCAAGAGTTACCTCTTTAATCTCAACTCGGTTCTTATCTAAATACTCTTGTACTTCAGCTTTAGTTACTGACTTCTTAGATTGCAAAAACTCATCTAAGCCAGTCCATTTAATCTCATCTGGTTTTACGCCTGGAGTCTTGCTGATCTGCGCTAGGAATTGAGCGCCTGTGCCTTTGGGTTGCTGGATTGCATCTACAGCTTGTTTAGCGGCAGAGTAAAATCCAAGCTCATCCATGCCCTGACCAACAGCTTGAGTGCTCATTCCTACAGGCATATTCTTAGTAGCTTTAATTGCTCTGCCTACCGCTTTAACTCCTTGAATGGCTGCCTCTGGCGCACCCGGAGCTGGTAAGAATGTACCAATATCACTAGCAATCTTAGCGGTAAACTCACGGTCTGCTTGATTGGCTACACCCTGTGGAACTACCGCTGGTAGGATTTCTTGCATCCGCTCAGTAGTCGGCAATACTGGATCACCCAAATACTTCTGCGCGCCTTCCTTATTAATCATATCTAGGATAGAGCGAATATCACCAGGCAATCCAAGAGTCTGTGCAGTAGCGCCTTTTAAAGCGCCAGCAAGCGTATCTAATAAAGCAACTAATGGGCGGTCTAAACCACCAGCTTTAGCTGATTGCTCAGGGCTGATGCCAGCTCGACCAACTCTTACACCTGTTTGCGGAGTGCCAGCCATTTCAGGCTCAGGAGCAGATACCGTTACCTTACCAGCAGGCACAACTTCCTCCGGCATCCGCATGGCATTGGCTAAGTCCCGCATATACAATTCTTCTAGCATCTTATTTCCCGTCTTGTATTCTCTTGATTGCTGCGGCCTCTGCGTCATTAAAGCCTAAGAGCTTTAAATCTTCTATGGTGTAAGTCCTGCTGCGTTCGTATACTATCTTTTTATCTGTAAATCTTTTTTCAATACGTTGTTGCTTATTATCGTTTTGTTTAATAACTAATTGAGCAGCCTCACCTTTGACTAATACTTGGGCGGCCTCAAACGGATTAAATGCCTCACCGTTTGCGCGAGCTTGTTGTTGAAGGGTTTGCAGTTGCGTAGTTAGATCCGCTACTGTTTTCTTTTCCTGACCAAAGCCGGGCGCCATCATATCTGGCACACCAAGAGAGTTGCGTATCAGCTCACGGGCGCGGGTCATCTCAGGGTTATCGTTACGCACAACTTTCTTTAAGTCGTTTGCTTGTTTCCAAGTAATGACTTTACTGTTTGCTAAGTTATCAAAGTAAGCCTCGCCAACTACTTGACGATCCGCTAAGGATTCAAACTGGCCGTACACCATTGCGTTAGCTCCAGGCCCTTCTCCAGTAATAAGCGCTTTACGCTGCTCATCTGGCAGGGTAATGCCAAGAGCTTTAGCCTCATTAAGCACTTGCTGTCCACTAATCTTGCCAGCATAGAACTGGTCTTGAATAGCGTTCATCTGATCTGCGTTTACTGATGCGTTTAATTCGCTTGTGCGTTTCCATGCAGTAGCTACTTCGCCTGTACGGTCTACGTACATCTTCATTAACTTGTCTTTATTAACGCGAGTCATTACGCGATCTAGCTGGCCAAAGTCGCCAGCCTGCATCTTACGCAATCCATCTACAGGATTCTTAGCAAAGTCTGGGCTAATCGTGTAATCAACAATAGCACCCATCAATGCGCGGTCAAAGTCTGCGCGTTTCTCAGCAAAGAAAACTGGATCGTTTGTTTGCTTTGCAACATCAAATACACGTTGGCGCTCAATCAAGATGCGCTCACCAAGCAATACGGGATCTTTCTCAACTCGGATTAGGTCAGCAATAATAGTAGGTGTCTGCGAGATCAAGTCATCCGCGTTAGCTTTTACACCTTCTCCATAAATCTTGTAGGCGCGGTCTGCCGCTTTAGCGTATACAGGAGCTCCCGCGCTACCAGCAGATGCCCTAAACTTTAGACCTTCTTCTGGTGAGATACTGGATATAGCTCTGCCATATCCATCTGTAATCGCTTTAATCTGAGTCTGTACGTCTTTTAAATTAAACGAGCCAGCCTCAACCATGCCGCTTAAACGCGAGAACTCACTACGCGCTTTTACCTCTAGCTCATTGCGCAGTTGAGCTGCCTGCACCTTACGAGCTGCATTGCCAAATGTAGTGCCTGGCTCTGCAAATAATTCCTGTGGGCTTTTACCGCCTTGAACAGCAGCCATAACTTGATCTGCGCTTGGCTGATTCTCTGCGCCGTATTGCAAGCCTTCACGCTCTGCCTGCTCCTCAGCTTTCTTAAATGCAAACTGAGATACGCGATCTAGCGCAGATGTCATTGTACTTAGCTGCGCTTGGGTTTCTTTTACGTCAGCACGATCTAAGCGCGGAATATCCGCTGGTAAATAACCTGTGGGCTGGTAGAGTGGAAGTGCCATATTTAACCTTTATACTAACGGTGGAGACCAATTAGAGCTCTTGTCTATAATGTCTGCGGCACCGCCAGCTCTCTCCGCTCCAGGCGCTCCACCTAGCGTTCCATAACTAACTGCTGCCATACCAATCTTAGCGGCTGCATCAAAGTACCCTGTGCGCTCTGCTGTAGATCCGGCTGACTCATATAGGCTGGCTTGGATTAATCCATTACGGCGCTGGCCTTCTGCGCCTGCTAAAGCAAACGCAAACTCTTTGCCGCCGCGGGTATTATTAACTGACTGTATTAGCCCAGCAGATCCTTCAAAAGCATTTACGCCACCAGCAAAGCCACGGGCAATCACAGCTGCGTTAGCTGCATTAGTGCGTTGCAATATTTGGTTAGCTTGGAACTCATACTTAATTGCTGCGCGCTCAGTCTCAACTCTAGTCTGAGCTGCCATCTGATTGTAGTAATCCTTTTTGTCTTGACCCTGTTTGATAGAGCCGTAAGCTGATACCGCAGTAGCAGCTATAAAAATTGGTAGTGCAATCGCTGCCATATCTATGTCCCCTGATGCGTAGCTACTTTGTACTCCATACCCAATAAAGTCATCTTCAAGGGTATGTCCTGAGATATCGTAATCTTAGCCTCTTGCGAATAACCCAAGATGCCGTGTAATGTTTTAGTGCCTGTAAACTCTGCGACTGGCTGATCCAAGATGTCACCAAAAGCGCGGAATGGAATTTGTACGCCGTTAATCTTCATGTGTTGCGTATCTACTACCAGCGCATTTACCTCAACAATGCGTTTCTTAAAGCCAAGACGGGTGCCTGTTTGTAGTTTTAAATCAACTGGCATCGTGCGAGCCTCAACTGTAATAGGTAAGCCGATCTCATAGGAAGATGCGGTAGCCCTTGGCAGAGTTACAGTACCGCCAGCAGGCACAACTTGGTTAGCCTGTACTGCGCCATCTTCAAGGATGTTTACAGTTTCAGTTGCTAGGTGAGCCATTGTTACTGTGCTTACTACGCCTGTGCCTGACTTGGCTGAGTCGGTTAGTAAATCATTATCAAACACTTCAACGTAATACTGATTGACTCCATCTACATTGCGGCGCACTACGGTATATATCGTTGATATATCCACGCTGACATCAATGTATGCGCCATCTACTGTAATGAACTCAGATGGAGCAATGACGTTCTGTGCGCGTAGCAGGGAGAATACAGCCATCGTTCCATCGTTGGAGTTAGTCATCAAAAGCAAATCATTCTCATCTGTAGCTACAGATCTACGTAGGGCTATACGAGTTGGCCCTTTAAGTAGGTGGCCAGCAAGCAATGATATTTTCTGAGTAACATACGTAGCTTGCGTATCTGTATACGCAAACTCATTAAGTGATTTACCTTGGCGCTGAATAAACAAAGTGCCAGACTCTAGCTGCTGAACCCGCACACCTTGCTGAGTGCCGTTACGGCTGGCAGTTTTAACAAAAAAGTTGGTAGGGGTGATTGGTTCTAAACCTGACTGCGGTACATAGAACTCACCGCCAGTTGTAAACACTTGCAAGTCGCGACCAGAGATAATATCTACGATTGCGTTAAATGTATTAGTGTCTAGGGTAGCCTCTACTGCGTCATCGTCTAAACCTTCAGTAGCCTCAAAATCAAAAAAGAGACCAACTTTAGAACCCCATATAGTGCTAGGGCGAGACTTAGAGCCACCAAAGTACAAACGACCTTCATGGAAAGTGACAGCGCGAGGCCAACCTTTTCCAGCAGACCATACAGCTTCGTAACCAGATTCATAGTCCCAGCTCCCGTTTGCAATAGCGGTAGTATTAAAAAATGGAAACTCAGTAATTGCATCTACAGACGTGCCTGAGTTGTAGCGCACAATCTTAGCGCGACCTTGGGGCTGGGCGTTGACATACTGCCCTACAGAGCCAGCAGTAAATACGCTAGAGGATGCAGTCAAAGTAACTTTGCCGGATACAGCAGAAGGTGTCAGGGTTCCAGCAGGGTTAGTAACAGTTACCGCAAACGCATACTTAGGAATAGAGTCAAAGGTAATTGCACTTGCAGTCCAAAGAGAATCACTAGCTCCGCGAACAATACTAATTGGCGCAACGTCAGGATGAACCACAATCAGGGTATCAGCCGATTGAGTCCACACGATATTATTTAACGTAGCCCCAGTTAGGCCAACTCCAGACGTAGATAGGTATGGATTGCCTGTGCCGTTAATGTTAGTAATTAAAACTCTATTCTTAAATATGTACATCCGATTATGCGTAAAGCACAGCATATAGCTGTCAGATGTAGAAAACTCAAACTCAACTAAGCGCACACCGTTAGCGGCAGACTCAGCTCCAGAGTTAGCTAGGGCTGTGATGTAACGCGAGCCTGGTCTACGGCGAATACCGCCTTGTGGCTGGCAGACTACATTCGTTGCCTTTTCTAATGCGTTTGCGTATGCAGTTAAATCTACACGGGCGCGCAGTAATGGATCAAGCTCGCCCGTTGAGAAATTAGTCTGTATGCTTACAAAGCGACTCATTAATACCTCACACTAATAAGTGAGAAGTCATTAATAGCGTTTGTAGGATTGCCAGCGCCATCAATATTCATAGCTTGACGCAGATAGCCTCCGCGGCCATTCTCGCCTGGCGTACCTATAGCTACAGATTGCCAGTACTGGCTTTTATCTGTTTGGTCTGTAATAGGCAATGCAAGGTGCCACGTCATCATGTACTTGACGAGCTGCACGAAATAGCTAGGCATCTCAAACTCAGGCACAGAGTACTGATAGTCAATATAGACCTGCTCGTAATCAGTCAGCAGCTTGTCACCAATGATGCGGTATTCTTTGCGCGGTGGGACGTTAGTAGCGTTGGTATCGTAGATGGCTCTAGGACTCGTTAAACGGTCTCCTGGGAGTTGATACTCATAACGGTACTCGTTAATAGGCGTAGTAATTAAACGCGCTATAGAAGTCTTTTTAAAGCTAAAAGACCAAGGGTACATAAGTAGCGCTTGATCCTTAATATCTGCGTATAAACGGTTGGCAACGGAGGCCTCGTCAGTTCCCTCATCGAATGAGGAGATCGGCTTTGCGCCCAACATCAACAAAGCATCAGAACATATTGATAGAGCGGTATCGCCAGCTGCCATTTAATTCTCCAATGTAATAATGGGCCACCACCGAGAAACCTCAGTAATGGCCCATTTTATTACTAAATGCGATTAATCGCCGTCAGTAGCCGCCAAAGTTGTACCATCGGTTACGTCAACAACACCAGAGGCGTTAGATACAACGTAAACCAAAGTAGCAACAGCGGTGGTGCCAGTAGAGGTTACACAATAAATCAGATCGCCAACGCTTAACATTGTTGACAAGCTATTGAAGTAACCAGACGTATTGACATCAGCGATTGCGTCAGTTGTTTTGTAAGCATACATTGATGGGGATGCCCCAGCTTTGGATGCGGCGATGGTTGTAAAACCACTTTCTGCATATGCCATATTAAGCTCCTAATTAAGCAGTTTCACGTGCTGTGATTTTAACGATACCCTCAGCATCGATAGCTACTGCACCAGCAGAGAATACAGAGTTCACTAAGAACGATGTCTTTTCTGGGATGTAGTTAACTTCGGTGCGAGGAGCGATGCCTTCAGCGTAGCCGATTGCGTCCTTATGGAAAGCAAAGCAAATACGATCCAAGCTACCATCAATAATCAGGCCGCCTTCAGTACGGTCACCTAATACATGGAAAGTAAAGCCTAAGAAAGTATTAATCTCGCCGCTTACCAAAGCCTTAACGGTATTGAAGTCAGAGCTGGTTACAGCTGTCTCAGACAACAAAGATGCCAAGCCGGATGCGTGGAGAATAATGTTACGGCCTTCTGGGGGTACGTTTGCACGATCCAAGAGGCGCTTTGCTTCGCGCAATTTAGCTACGTTAAGGTTGGTATCGCTACCACCGATATCGTTGCTAACTGTGCCTGTGCCACTTGCAGCTGTCAAAGCATCCAGAATCAACTGGTCTTGACGGCGGCCAATAGCGTTGCCCAATACTTGTACGAGCTCTTGACGCTCATCAAAGTTTACTTTGGCTTGGCTGAAAATATCGCTATATTCAGCAGCGTTCCAGTCTTGCAATGTGCAAGTTACATTGGAAAAGCCTACGTTTAATGGGGTTACATCGGACTGGGTAATGCGTGGGGTTGCTACGCCACGGCCGACTTTGGGAAACTTAACGGTAGAACCTTCTACTCCTCTGCGCTGACGTACAGCACCAACCAGCATAGCCTTGCCCTGGTAGGCCTGTTTTACCTCAGCATCAAATAGAGTTACAAAGGCGTTCGATAATTGAACTGACATTTGAACTTCTCCTAGATAGGTAAACAAAAATTAAAGGTTTATTGCTTCGGTTAGCCTAGTACGTAGGGCCGTATGCTTGCTGGTTACGCCAGCCAATCGGCAGAGATATCTGCATTAAGGGTCAATTAAATGATATGCCTTATGGAGTTTCTAGCAGAACTGTTACTAAAACGCAACACCTTGTGCAAATATTTTTTAGACGTAAAAAAACCCCGGCCGTACTGCGCCGGGGCAAGCCACTCCCGTGAAGGATCTATTGACCGAAAGTAGAGTTAAACATCTTTTCTACCTTGGCTCGGTATGCTGGGTCTGACTTGTACTTCGGATCCGCTACCATCTGATAGAGCTCATCCTTGGATGGGGCTCCCTCAACTGGCATGGACTGGGTAGGAATCCGAGTACCCTCGTAAGCTTCCCGTACTTTAGCTAAGGCTTTTAAACCCTTGGCTGTGCCGCCCATATACTTAAATTCTTCAAAGTCATCTTTACCCCAGATGCCTTTATTTACTAGCCCACGCGCCCAGTCTGTCATGCCTTTAATTACGACATCGGCATTAGGGCCTAGAGCTGCGCGCTCTTGCTCAATGGTACGTTGGGTAACTTCTACCTGCTCACCACCCATTTTAACAACTTCTCCGACCAAGGTATCTAATGCGGCTTGGGATACGCCGTATTCCTTGGCCCAGCTTAATACGTGGCTTTTTACAGGGTCATTGTCTGGTACTTCGCCAAAGGCTGCGGTATCGTACTTGCCGTCTGCTGGAGCTTTGTGCTTGCCTTGGCTAATCTGCTTACGCAAATCAGACCACGACTTTGCAATGCCTTCTAAATCAGGCTCAGTAGTATCTTTTTTCCAAAAGTTCTCTGGCCACCAATCAGGTCTTTCTAAGGGAGTGTCATCTTCTTTTGGAGCCAAATGGCTTATTGCTGTGCTATTTGGGTTTTGTTGCTCTGCGGCATTACTGTCATCAACTGTTGCTGAATCCAATAGGCCGCTTTCTGCTGCGGGTTGGTTCGCTTCGTCACTCATGGTTACATTTTCCTAGCTTTAATTAGCCTCGCTTCAAGGTCTCTAACTATGCTGTTCTGCCCTTCTCGGTAGTAGGCATAGCTAGAGTCGCTACCGGGCGTGGCTACCGGTTGCTCTAGTATGGAGGCGCGTAGCCATCCCATGAGCTTTTGGCCATCCTCAGTACCAAATACTCTGAGGCATAGCTTGTTCAAATCTTCTACAGCCTGCTGAGAATCCCTAATATCTAAAGATATCTCATTGAGCCCTTCCCATCCTTCTGTAAGCGCCTGCTCTAATTTGCTCATTGCATCTTGCTCACAACTTCAGCCGCTACTTCTGGATTCTGCTGTGCGAGCTGCTGCGCTTGCTGTGCTGCCTGCTCTAAGTTAAATGCGCGTTCCTCAGCAGATGCGCGTAGCCTGCTTGGTACGCCCAGCTTATCGCCGATAAAGTCCATAATCTCGCCGTACTTAGGTGTAGCCTGACCCTCTGGCCCAAGCTGTGCAGCCATCTGTACAAACTGCATCGCGTTGGTTACATCTTCCATATTCTGCGCCATAGCCAGCGGAGCGATTGGAGATACACGTACCTCCAGCCCATTGACGCGCAATGGCAGATCGATTAAGCCACGTTCATCCATTACTTGTAAAGTTTTACTTACCAGAGGGATCATTGTCTCGTTAATCAAGCGACCAAACGCAGAGCCTAAGTTTTGGCTGAGTTCCTTCATGCGCTCTACTACTTCAGTAGCGGAGCGAGCAGACATATTGTCAGGTGGCAAAGACTCATCAAGCAAGATACGCTTAATGTTCGTTACAAGGTCATTAATAATAATCTGCGATACGTTGAAATCCCCAGCGCGAGGTAGCGGTTTTAATGATTCGCCTTGTGGGCCACCATTACGTGCTACTGGGATAATTGCACCGGGGATAATCTTAACGGTAGCTGGGTTAAGTACACCATCGTCTGCCGCTGTGTATACGCCTGAGATAGCCAAGCTGGCATTTTTAAGTACCAGCTCTTTTACTTTGTTCAATGTCTTAATGTCTGGCAAAGCTGTAATCAATGGGCCACGGCCGTAGATCTCGCCAGCAACCTTCATATAACGGCTAACTACCCAAGGGCTGTGCTTTAGTCTGCGGTATACAACTTCTACTTTAGACTCCTTGTGGATTACGTGATAGCAGTAATCACCACGCTTAGGATCAAATACGGTAGCCTCAATCAGCTCCACATCTTCTGTAGGTTTGTTATCAATCTTGGTTTGCAGATCAGCAGGAATAATTGCATCCTTCCATTGCTGGATAACTGCCTCGCCCTTGATACGCATACGGCGGTATACGTTGTCTACTTGGCCGTTAGCGCCTTCCTCAAACGCAACTAAGAATTGCGGTACAGGGATGTAATTAATTGGTGATACATCATCGCCAGGCTGCACCATCATTACCGCAGTACCGACTGACAGATCCAATAAAAACTCACCAACTGCAATATCAAAGTTAGATTGCTTAATAGTCGCAAACAGTTTCTCTGTGTAGATATCAAGCGCTGCGTCTGCCTCTGATTTACGGTCATCAGGAATATCAGGGCCAGACTCTAATCGGCACCATCTGCGCTGTGGCGGGAATATGCCTGACTGAATACGGTTAGCAAAGCGCTGGGTAGAGTTGATAGCAGTAGCATCAAATACGCGGTTCATTTTCTTAGCGCCGCCTACCTTGCCATCGTAGTAGCCATCGTACAGATTACGCTGTGGCAAAGCGAACTCGTATGCCTCATCGTATAGATCGCGAAAGTCCTCTTTCTTACGCAGCGCAATGTCGTGCCGCTTGAGAATGTCCTCTGGTTTTAAACGCATCATTTCAGCCATAATTTTTCCTATTCGTACCACTCAATGCGTAATTCAGCCGCATGAGGCTGGGCATTAACATTTGTCAATCTAAATAAATAAGTTGTAAGCGGCTTTAATACATATTCAAATGTATAGCTTTGTCCACCGCCACCTTGTTTGTTTGCTGGCACAAATTCTGCAAACAACTCTGTACCAGTTGCGGTAACGGTTGGATCTAATACAGCCGCCGCTACGCTTGTTGTAATTAAATTTCGATTACGCCTATGTATTGTCATAGCAGTACCACCGCTAGTAGTTGGCGCTTCATATACGTAAAACTCAGCTTCGCCAGATCCACCATAATTAAAAACAGCATGAGGCAATGATCCAGCTGGCCAAGCAAGCGCTATATCAATACTAGACCCAGCCGCTAAACCTGCGGCATACGTATACATTTTATAAACGTAATAAGCTCTACCTTCATGTAGACGTAAATGATTTACATCAATAATTGGAAATGGTCTATCAGAGCTAGTAAGGTATTGCGCCCCATCTTTATCTACATAGGATGGGGATACGTGCCGAGCTTTAGTATCTAGCGACTCGCGATTGACTTCGATGGCCATTAGCTGTCATCTTCCTCGTCTAATTCCATCGCCTTCTCAAGATCCATCTCATTTGGCTTAGAGCGACCCTTTTGCGTGGCAAGCATTTGCGCTACTTTCTTGTGAAAGGCAGTAGGCTTTTTAGGCATATCTTCCTTTTCATCTTCCTTGCCATTTAAGTAGATTTCAATCTTCATTTTTTCTTAGCCATTCCAGCTTCGCTCATTGCAATCGCAACGGCTTGCTTTTGAGATTTGACTACAGGGCCACCTTTGCCAGAGTGCAAACCGCCAGCCTTATACTCGCGCATAACTTTGGCTACTTTCTTTTGCATTTTGTCTTTGTTATCCAAGGCTCTGCCCACCACCTAAAGTTTCCATACCTGCCTCTGAGCTTAATCGTGCATCTGATAACAGGGCGCGACCACGGCGGCGAGCACCACGCATACGAGCGCCTTGCTCCTCATCCATGCGGCTGGCTTTAGACACCTTATTTACTGCTTCAGCCATATTTTGTACAGGATTATTTTTTGGCCCAGCGCCAACAAGATTAGTTAAACCTTTAACTGCTCCACCCATGATTAAACTCCCATTCCATTAGATCCTAAAGTTTGCTCAACGCCCGTCTCAGGGTTTAAGCGCGTATCTGCCAACAACATTCTTGAGCCACCACGTCTGCGTGATGCAACGCGACCAGCTGCCTGCTCGGCCAGCTCTCTGCGTTCTTCTTCTGCTTGCATTTTTAAGCGCTCATTTTCCTCGCGCTGTGCAGCTATTTGACCTGACATATCGGGGCCGCCACCGCCGCCAAACATTGAACCCATATCAAAACCTCGTCATAAGTAAATAATCAACTTGATCTGGGCCATACTTCCGCATTACGCTTTCGGTTTCAAACCCAATCGCTTTTGCATATCTGAAAGCCCTATTATCGTCAGTTCTAACAGTTATTTGTAATCTATGCAACTCAAGATATCTAATTGCGATATCTCCAAAGGATCTGCCAGTTTTAAGCGCTGTGGCCGGTATTTTCCTTGCATCGTTATCAAAGATGCTCCACATCTCCCCAACACCAGGCCATATGTTTATTATGCCGAGGATGGCTATTGGCCTACTGTATCTAAACACCGTAAACGCGGATCCCATTCGGGCTTGCTGGGCTATCATTGATTTAATATCGTATACCTTAGACAGAACCGATATCTCTTTATGGTCAAAGTCTAAATGGTCAAAATGCTCAGGCACAAACGGCAGATAGTACATACCCTTGCGCTTATGCACCTCATCGTTTACAGCTTCAAACGGTATTGTCTTCATCGCCCGAATATATCAAAATCGCTGTTAGCTACAGTTTGAGCTACAAAAGTCTTGGATTGACCAGCTGGCCCACGGGTCATGCGCTTGTATTCCCCACCGCCTAGCAGCAAGTAACCAAAAGCATCGCCTACGTGGGAGTGCTCATTCTTATTTGGCGCATCTTTAAACCGTTCTTGCCCTGATCCGACTGAGATCCGCTTGAAATGGTAGCCGCCAGCCAAAGATTTACGTAGCATTTTGCATTTTGTGTCAACTAAAAGCCCAGGCTTACCGTTAATAAGGCGTTGCATGGGCGCGGCAGCTGATTCTCGGCGCACTTTAAAGTCATTTGATGGGGTAGGTTGGGCTTTAAGGCCTAATGTTTTTAGGAAATCAAAGGCTGTTACCTCATAAATCGCATCTCTAGCCATACCAGCGGGATCGCCCCATACTAATACCTGTATGCCTGGGTATCTTGCGTTGAGTTCCGATATAAGTTGGTGGCCAAAGCGCTCTAATCCCATATCAAAAGTAACAATCTCATCTATAACTTGCCACGTACCAGACGGTAAACGCTGTCCAATCACCGCAGCTGGGGTTAAACCAAAGTCAAGGCCGACTTGGATCGGCACCGTAGGATCTACCTCAGTAGGCCCAGACATAATATTGTCGTTGTATTCAGGCCACACCGACTTACCCTCTTGCACGTAGGTGTACTTGCCCTCGGCATAGCACCTAATCCAGTCCAAGTTCTTACCTAAAAGCATTTGCTGATAGTAGCCAGCAGGCAAATTGGCTACGTTCTCAGCCTTTTTATTAATCTGCCACCATTTGCCGGATGCAAAAATGCAGTCGTTTGCCTCTGGATTCTCAGGTAGATCGGTTACAGGTAGCTCAATTACACCGCCTGGCTGCTTAAAAAACTTCCAAGCATACGCGCCCGTCATCTTTTCCTTCTCGGCTAGGCGATACCACCAATGGTCATCGTCCATCGGGTTGGTATCCATCCAAATCCCATGCCAGCTTGCGCCACCATCGCGCTTAGTCGGGTATCGACCCACGCGGTGTGTAAGACCATCAATCACAGCCTTGGGCAATTCACGCGCCTCGTTTACCCACGCGCCCGTAAGCTCAAGAGATAACAGCTTTCGCACGTCTTTTGGCTGGTCAAGCGCTAAGAAGATAACCTCACAGTCAATGCCAGCTGCACCTTCTCTAGCAGGCAGGCGAATATGGTGGGTAATCGGTGGCGTATGCAACATCGGGCCAAAGGTATTCTCTGGAAACAGGTCTAGCCACGTCTTGATTGTGGTAGTCTTTAACTCAGGGTACGAGTTTCGTACAATAACAAAACGGCTATATCGGATGCCATCGATAGGGCTAGGCTTTTGCTGAATTGCGCGAATAAACACCTCAGCAGCGCAAGCATATGACTTGCCGGAGCCTACAGGCCCCATCATCCCGCGCACAAACGCATTGGATGTGAGAAACTTATATACTTCGGGGCTCTTAGAGAAGTCTAAGTTCAGACCTGTAGAGGGAATTGCCTTAGAACTAGCCTCTTTGGTACGTGACATTGATTGCCTTTTTAATGATATTTTTACAAATATACTGTATAAACAACAATATGCAAAATTATTTAAGGTAATTATGGCCGGATATCACCTAACAGATGCAGAATTTATAGCCGAATGGAACGCTGCTCCTAATGCCGTTGAGATGGCAAAGAAGGTTGGCATCAATTATCGCAATATTTTAAAGCGCAGGCGAGCGATTGAGTCCAGAAACAACATTATCCTAGAGGCAAAGGGTATTGGTCAAGATAAACTCAAGTACCACAACATCCAAGTTAGTAGAGCTGAGGAGACTCCGCACAATGCTAGGCGTGAGATCCAAATGGAGAAGGGGCGCGTAGTCGTATTCTCAGATGCCCACTTTTGGCCAGACGATTACACCACAGCCTACAAAGCGCTTCTAATGATTATCAAGGAGTTTAGGCCTAAAGTTGTTATTGCTAACGGCGATGTCTTTGACGGTTCCCAGGCTTCGCGCCATCCCCGCATTGGCTGGTCTAATACGCCAACAATCAAGGAGGAGCTGGAGGCTTGCAAGGAGTTCATGGGTAATATTGAAAAAGCCGCAATCGGCGCAGAGTTGATCTGGACTCTCGGCAACCATGACGCGCGCTTTGAGACATTCCTCGCAGCTCAAGCCAGCCAGTACGAGGGAGTTGAGGGCTTTACCCTTAAAGACCACTTTCCATTATGGAAACCTTGCTGGTCTTATTGGATTAATGACGATACGATGATTAAGCACCGCTGGAAAGGCGGGTTCTCAGCTGGCCGCGCTAACTCGCTTAACGCTGGGGTTAATATCATTACTGGCCATACACACAACTTGGCCGTACAGCCGATTACAGATTTTAGCCCAGCTTTCCGACATAACGGCGGTACTCGTTATGGCGTACAAACAGGCACATTGGCAGAGCCAAATTCGGAGCAATTTATTCATTACACCGAGGATAACCCAAAAGACTGGAGATCAGGGTTTGCCCTACTGTCGTTTGAGCGCGGCAGGCTAATGCTGCCAGAGCTAATCCAAGTCTGCGGCGAGGATGAGTTTGAGTTTAGGGGCTGTATCAATAAGGTATGAGGCTGACTCCAGAGGTTGTCCGCAACCTTTACGCATCTCTCTACTGCTGCTATCCATTTACTAAATGGAAAATGCCGCTGCCGGAGGAGGTAGAGTTTGTAGTTACGTCTGACCCTGAGCTGATGGGAACCTACTTATACGATACGGGCGAGGAGTACGAGCATTGCGTCACCGTATCTTCAGCTAGATGCGGCCACTACTATACCGTTCTAACTACGCTGGCTCACGAAATGATCCATATGAGCTTTCACAGACAGAAGGGCGATAAATGGCTACACCACGGCAAGCCCTTTAGGGATCGCTGCCGACTCGTAGCTACAGAGCTGGGCTTTGATCCATTAGAGCTGTAAGTGCATGAATCTTCAATAAAAAGTTATGCAAAAATAGGACATCGTTGTCCGATATTTGTATATATATTAAAGACTTCTTTAATACTGTATATACAATGTATACACGTTATTAACATATGTATAGAAAGACGCGCCTTTTATACACGTCTAACTTTTTTTTACACAAACACACTTTTTCTTACAAAAGCACTAATCGGGAAACATAATATTTTGTATCTAATGAGATACAAAGTAACATTTATGTTACCAAACACCCCATTTAACTAGCTGCTCTGCAACATAAAGCACAATGCCGCTGGCATAGAAGATTACCGCTACGGCCTCAACCACAACTAGAGGTTTATCGTCTAGCGCATAGCCAGCTATAGCCCACATAGCGGAGCCAATAAGCCCAAGAGCTAGGTTTGCAGGGTAAATATTGAGCGCAGTTAGTAAGATGCTAAGTAAGCAGATGCCTGTGCCGATCCATTTAAATGTAGTCATGTTTTTACGCCCTTAAACCAGTCTGATTCTGTAATTAGCTCACAGTCATGCAGCCTTCGTGCGTTTACTTGCTCGCGCACAATAAACTTTGAGCTTGGAAATTGTCCTTGAAAGTAATCTTTAATATCAGCCGCCAACGCAAAACTTGCATAAAACCCATCCACTAACCCGCTATCCACATCTTCAATTAACCATGCGCTCATTTTTGCACCTTTCTTAGTATTGCTCTAGCAAAATTAAGTCTTTCAGTTCCATTCTCAATAAAAGGAAATTCGTCAGCAACATCGAATATTTCCTCATCTGTTAATTCTTTTTTATAAGAAACATACTCCCCAGCCATGTGACTAGCAGTTCTATCAAACGATTCGTCTTGTTCTTTTACTGGATGGGTATAGAGTGGAATATTAACTTCTGAATAAGGGTCTTTTTCCCAATCCAAGATAGAACCACTACCTTCTTCTCTGTTTATCCACGCTACTGGTTCATTGTTCATTTTTACATTACGCAACGGGCAGTCGCGGCCCTGATTGCAGTTATGGTTGCAACATTCTTGAGTATTCATTTGATCCTCTTAGCTATTTCACGCTCAATGTACCAACGCGCTTTGCGTAAGTCCTCAACCGCATCGTGTTTTTCGTCTGCTCGCCAGATGTACTTCATGGCGTTGCCCAAATTAAAGCCCATGTGCTCAGTAATCGTGATGCACTCAACTCCAGACGGGTGGCTTAGGTAGTGCTTTGGTTTATTCACCGGATCGTGCTGTTCAGAACTGGCCATTGCTAGATCCTTTCGTATCCCACGGGCTGAGGTAATTGGATGTAGAGCCCAAAGGATTAGAACCAATAGGGTAACTAGCGCCAGCAGGCAGCCCTAAAGCATCGTTATACAGATATACGGTACCTAGATCTACGCGAGTGCCAGCCGGAAGGTTAAGGCTATTCGTATAGAAGGTAGTATTGGCAATCTGATAGGACGATCCAGCAGGCAAGCCTAGCGCATCGGTATATAGCCGCGTCTCAGCCTGTACGCCGCCAGCAATTAATAGCAAAAATAAGAGTCTCATATCAGTCTCCGATCAGGTCTTTTAGGTTTATATTGCGTTTCTTTAGCTCAATCTTGAACTTCTCCATAGCGCGGTTCTCAATCTTGCTAACCGTGTGCGGGTGGATAAAGAGCTTGTCCGCAATCTCTACGTTAGTCATCTCATGTGAGCTGGTGTCTTTTGGTAGCATTTTAGTTTTCTTCATTGGGGTTAGTGCGCCTATTGCAAATGTCATCTAAGTCGCCCAGATCATCGTAGTCAGGCTCTATCTCTACGATACCAGCAAACGGGATGGGCTCCTCGTAACTGGAACCAGAGTCAACAACTACGGCGGGAGAGTACTCTTTTCTTTTCGTCA